TATCAGTGGAATCATGTGGCCGTGTCCATCACAGCGAACACCGGCACGTTCTATGTCAATCTCAAGAACGCTGGAACATTTACGTTCAACGGGGTTCTGGCCGCCCCGCCTTTCAATCCAAACTTGTGTATCGGTGGCCTGGCCACTGCGTCCGTAGTTGACCCCACGGCACCAACAGGATCCACGTCGTTCTCGTTCCATGGATTTATCCATGAGGTGAGAGAGTGGAAGACAGGCCGCAGCTGGACACAGCTCTCTGCGTCGCACAACAGACGTATCTCGCGACAGGACGACCTGACCTCCTATTTCACAGCGATCGGTGGACCTGAGATAACTGGGTCGACGGGACTAGGTTCAGGTAGTTACAATGGAGCCCTGAACACCCAGTACCCGTTCTCACTTGGAAACTGGTACGGCCCTTCGTGGCATCCTTGTGACAATAGCTATTTCTATGTCGACAAGACATATATCACCCCCGATCCTTCATATGAAAAGATCAGGACGAGGGTGGTCAACATCCCAAGACTGATGTACGGCCGGCAGATCGCTACAGGCACGTTGGAGCTCACCTGTCGAAGTTTCTCAAGCCCCAACTACGAGCTGATCAGGATCATCAAAGACGACGGCCGCGGCACGTTGTATATGGCGTCAATGGCGTCCTCGTCGATAGACGATAGTTCGGTGAGGAACGTCCCCTGGAACAAGGTCGGAAACGTCTTCTATTCCGAGGGGATCGTCGTGATCACAGACGACAGCTTACTTGATTTCGGAACGTTCGACAACATCTCGGCACAACCGAATGACCTTCTGTCTGTCTCGTTCAGAGGCATCTCAAGGATTCCGACAAAGATGGTCTCGTGCAGGATCGGCCCGGCCGACGCCAACGGGTCTAATAACCAGACATTTGCCACCCAGGTATCTGGAACAGATAGGTATGAGCTGGTGGATGGCAGGACGACATACGTGACTGCGGTGGGTCTCTATGACTCCGAGCGAAGGCTCGTGGGGGTCGCCAAGCTGGCCGATCCGCTCCGTAATCGTGAACGTGACCGCCTGAACATCCGACTAAAGTTCGACCTATGATCATCCCAAACCTGTACTACGGCTGGGACGTGTCATCATCTGCAATCGGCTGCTGCTGTCAAAGAGAGGACGGCTCGGTGGTCCTGATCAGGGCCGTCAGGCTCGACAAGATCGAGGGTGGTATCACCGCCAAGTACCAGACCGCAGCCAACGGAATGAGAAGATTCATAGCAGACTGCCGTGACACAGTTGGGCTGCTCATGGTTCCTGGACGGACCAACGAGACCCACTTCATCGAACAGCGGCTCAAGAACATGGTCGGCAAGACGAACAAGGACACGCTCTTGGCATTAGCGGCTTTCAACGGAATGGCCACATATGTTATAATTGATGAATGTGGTGGAGACCACATGCGCGTTCAGCACCTGTATCCTGCCGAGACTAAGAGGGCAGTCGGTGTCTTTGCCTCGAGAGAGGAGAAGGAGGCGGACGTACACATCGTCAAGAAGAAGTCCATCGCATACGTGATGGAGCGTTACAAGGAGTTCCCCTACACTTTGAACCGTGGTGGAGTGAATCCGGAGAAGGGTGTCGACGACATGGCGGACGCATTCATCACCGTCGACGCAGGAAGGCAGCTGACCACAGGTGCTCTCACAAGAAAGAAAACTAAACCTGCTAAGAAAGTCGCTGGGAAGACCAGTGATCGAAAAGAAGGCAAAAAACGAGGTGGTGTACAACTGCCCGTGGTGTTTACATCCGAAGCCAAAGCTCTCGGTAAACCTAGAGACTGACACATATAACTGCTGGACCTGTGAGGGCGGGGTAACCAGGGGACGCAGCCTCACAGGACTACTCAGGAACCGTGTAGAGGATGAGTTCCTCCGCGAGTACATGGACTCGCTGATCGGATGGACCAAACCTGTCATTGAACGTGACGACACTCCGCCACTGCTCCCGACAGAGTTCGAGAGCATGTCTTGGGACTATTCACGGGATCCCACCGCCCGCCAGTACATTAGTTACATGACTAGGCGTGGTGCGACACACGATGATCTGGTGTTCTATAGGATGGGGATGTGTAGGACAGGTGAGCTTCGAGGCAGGGTGATTTTCCCATCATTTGACCTCGAGGGACATCTTAACTTCTACACCGCCCGTAAGATCGACGACAAGGCGTGGGGACAGCCTTACATAACACCAGATACCACCAAGGACATCGTCTTCAACGACTCACTTATCGACTGGAATTATCCGGTTGTGCTGGTTGAGGGACCGTTTGACATGTTGACGGTGAAGCGTAACGCGATCCCACTGCAAGGGAAGTTCCTCCGGCCCAGTTCGAGGCTCTTCGAACGCATTGTACTCTCGAAAACACCTGTCTATCTAGCCCTGGACTCGGACGCGAAGGCCGACCAGATCGCAATGGCCCACATGCTGTACAGGTATGGTGTGACAGTGTACAACGTCGAGCTCGGCCAGCACAAAGATGTCAGCGAGATGGGCCGAGAGAGGTTTAGTAATCATCTTTTGGACGCAACGATGTACCGAGACACCGACAGGATCCGACTTCTATGCGCATAATCCAAATCTCCGACATTCACATCAGAAATTTCAAGTATCGGTCGGAGTACGTCGAGACTTTCAAGAATCTTCATGAGCAGATCAAGCTTTTGAGGCCGGACCTCGTCATCAACACAGGTGATACGGTGCATTCAAAAACTCAGATCAGCCCAGAACTCGTCGACATGCTCCACTGGCACATCCAGGAGGTCGGACAGCTCGCTCCATACCGCATCATCCTTGGAAATCACGACCTGAACCTCAAGAACACCGATCGACAGGACGCAATCTCACCTGTTGTGAATGCGTACAGGAATAATTTCGACATCGATGTCGAGCTTTGGGATAAGAACGGCAAACAGAAGTGGCAAAAGCAGCATAGCCACAAGGCGCCGTTCAGTGCTGACAGAGATTTCGATAAGATCAGTTTCTGGGTGTTCTCACTGAAGGACGAGGTCAGCTACCCAACACATGCTGACTGGTCTCAGTTCCCTGACGACATAAACATCGGCTTATTCCACGGTGCCATCTCAGGCTGTACAACCGACCAGGACTGGCAGATGAACGGCCTTGAACACGATCTCTCGCAGTTCTCTGGCCTCGACTTCGTTATGATGGGTGACATCCATAAGCACCAGATGTGGGATGACAACCGCATTGGATACGCTGGTTCCTTGATCCAACAGAACTTCGGTGAGTCCCCTGGCAAAGGCTTCCTCCTTTGGGATATCGACGGAAAAAACGACTTCTCAGTCAAGCATGTACCGCTACAGACACCCCTTCGTTTCACCACGGTAAAGATAAACAAAGACTACGTGTTCAGCGAGACTGAGACGGTGCAGCCGGGCTCATACGTTCGCGTTATCTCTGACATGTCCTTCACCAGCGTCGAGCAGAGACAGATCGTGGAACTCACTAAGGAGAGGTACAAGCCAAAAGAGGTGTTCGTCGTCAGCCCACCGCGGCTGCAAGCGAAGGCCGGATCCATCTCGACCCTTGATACCGAGGGTAACGTGGTGGAGTTTAGGTCCGAACAGGCCCAGCAGAAACTGTTCTCGCAGTATCTAACTGAACTGGAGGTGTCCGATACGGACACAGAGACACTGCTAGAACTCGACAGGGACGTCATCCGTGAGGTCGCAGCCGATGACGACACCCCGATGGGTGGATCATGGCGTATCAACAAGATCGGGTGGTCAAACATGTTCCTCTTCGGTGAGGACAACATCATCGACTTCGAGCGCATCCGTGGGGTCTACGGCCTGTTCGGCCCGAACGGCATGGGCAAGAGCTCCTTCTTTGAGATCATCACGGAATCCGTCTGGGATAAGCTCGTGAAGGAGGTTAAGAAGAATATCGAGATCATCAACGATGATGCCGACGAAGCCAAGATGGTGGTGGACTTCACCGTCGACGACCGCGACTACGTCATCGAGCGGACCATCTCACGTATCAAGTTCGGACAGAGAAAGAAGGACGTGCGTGAGTGGGGTAAGACATCCCTCGACTTCTACGAACTTGATGCCGACGGCAACAGGACGCTTCTAAACAGCGAGAGTAGACCCGACACTGAGAAGGCCATCAGACACCTAGTGGGCGGCTTTGATGACTTCTGCATGACCTCCATGACCCCGCAGATCACTGTCACAGGCCTACCAGGTGGAGGGGACTTCATCTCCTCTAAGCAAACTGACCGTAAGAAGCTACTGTATAAGTTCCTCGGGCTCGACGTGTTCGAGTGTAAGTTCCTGGCAGCCAAAGACCGCGCCAAGGACCTGTTCGCCGAGTTGAAGATCCTGCAGCGTGATGTAGTAGACCCAGGGGTCCTGCTCAACGAGCTTGAGCCGATGAAAGTACGACAGCTCGGTATTGACAAATCCACACAGGAACTGGTAGAATCAATATCAAACCGTCAGCAGCAGAAGTCAGATCTCCTCGCCAGGAGGAAGGTTCTCACGAAGAAGGTCGAGGAACATTACCCCTTCGCGGAAGGAGAGATCGAGCTTGCACTTAGTCAGAGAAAGAAGCAACTCTTTCAGATGGAGCAGGAGTGCGAGGCCATGACACTGGCGATCCAAGCGATCGAGCGTGACCTCGATAGCTGGGTCGACCCATCGCCGGTCGACAACCCGTCGCAGGAGTTGGGGAACATTGAGGAGGAGATCAGGTCGATGAAGCTCGCCATCTCCAAGCTAAACGACAAAGAGAAGACCTCGACCTGGAAGCTCAAGGTACTGGACGAGGTACCCTGCGGCGACGCGTTCCCGACCTGTAAGTTCCTGAGGGATGCATTTGAGGCCAAGGAGGGCCTCACTACAGTTCACCAGGAGATCACCAGCCTTAAGGCCATTGTCACCAACATGGAGGTGAAGAGGTGGGCGCTGCTGACACAGCAGGGTGAATGGAAGGCATATAGAGACGCACTGGCCGCCGGGGCTAATCTGTCCGACCAGCTGACGAGTGCGACAACTAGGAGGTCTTTTGCCAACAATGAGAGGTTCATCAAGCAGGAGCAGATCACGGGGTACACGACGATACTCGAGAGGAAGATCGAGGCCGCCGATGATCTAGAGAACATCAGAAAGATCGACGAGGTCATGGTCAGCGTGGACAGGGACATAAAAGACACGAACGTAAAGCTCAACGAGATCAGCTCGACGGCCAGGGGTCTCGCGAAGATGGTCATGTCGCTTGAGATTCGGATCGCTGAGGCCCTGGATCGTCACACGAAGACCAAGGAACTTGGGGACAGGTGCCACATGTTCGAGGTCTACCTGGCTGCGATGGGTAAGAACGGGATCCCGAGGGTCATCCTCTCACAAGTTCTACCCATGTTATCTCGGGAGATCAACCGGATCGTGGCCAGTGTGGCCGACTTCACGGTCTCTCTTGACGCAGAGGAGGACGAGCAGAGTCTTGACCTCACGATCACATATCCGGGAGGGGTGACCAGGTCCATCGGCCTGGCTGGTGGTGCCCAGAAGTTCATCACGAGCCTGGCCATTAGGGCGGCTCTGGCACGGATCACAAGCCTTCCGCGGTCCAACATGTTCATTGTAGACGAGGGTTTCGGAAAGCTGGATGTAGACGGCATCTCCGCGATCCAACGAATGTTCCACTACTTGAAGACCATGTTTGATCACGTCATCATCGTCTCCCATCATGACTCTTTGAGGGACATGGTCGATGGGACGATAGATATCGGACGAGACGATACAGGTCGGTCTCACATCGAGCACATTTGAAAGAACCATATGCAACCACCCTGTGACGACTGTCTACGTGTTTTGATCCAGGAGGAACTCGACCATGCGGCCGACCATCCTGGGATCTGCTGTGACTGTTTCAATGAGAGCCTGGGTAAACCCGAGAGAAGGATTCCGAGAAAGAAGGAGGACTAAAGATGATCATCCCACAGAACGATTGGATCGCCGTTGAGGTTGTTGAGGAGACCAAGAAGGGTCTCATGTTTATCCCCGAGACCGCACGGAACACCGACGCATACCGTGTCGGGAGGATCACGGCCCTTCCTCCGGAGGGTGACGCGGACTTCAACTACAACGTGACAGCTACGGTCGGTGACCTGATCATCTACGACACACGCACAACTGTCGAGGGGAAGGCCAATGGGGAGGACTTCATCTTCGCTCGGGCCCGTGACGTCATCGCGAGGATCAGCTAATGAGGTGGTTTAAGAACACCGATGGTAAGCCGGATGCATCCTTCACCATGATGGTGATTGCGTTCGTGGTTGTGATGATCAAGGTGGTGTTCGGTGGTACCGATCTCACCATGTTGAGTTGGACGCTGAGTATCGCACAGCCCGACGCTGAACTGGCTGCGGTCCTGCTGGCGGTCCCGTCGGCCGGATACGTCGCACGGAAGCACACGGACAAGAAGTTCAACACTCAGGTCGAGGTTGAACGTGTCAAGAGCAACGAGGGATGAAGATGTTAGACAAATTCAAGAAGTACTTCAAGTACATCGTATTTCTGGTGCTCGCGTTGCTCGTCGCGATCGGCTTTCTCACTTTCTACCTCCAGAAACGAGAGCTAGAGAGGGAACGGGACGAGCTATACAGGGTGATCTCCATCCAGGAGGACACGATAGAGATCAAGGAGGGCATCTTTCAGAAGAAGGTTGTCGAGTTGGGTGATGTGAGTACCGTCCTGGACACCACCAGGAAGGAGATCGCCGACCTGAAGGCCACCATCGAGTCTCAGAAGAAGACGATCGTACACTACACACAGCTGTCTGTGACATGGAGGAAGAAGTACGAGGGCATGGCCGAAGCATACCAGGAGATCTTCGAGGGTCAGACCACAGAACCCGGTACCACACCTGGCATCGAACGTTTGAAGGTCACTTTCAAGAAGGAATTCGGACCGTTCAGGGTCGATGGGTACACCATTACGAGTCCGCCGGAGGCGTTCGTGGCCGTCACACAGTCACGCCCACTCATCCTGGGTGTCGCCCTGACCCAGGACAAGGATGGTGACTGGTCCACTGTAGTGTCGTCTAGTGAGGACGGGTTCGAGGTTGACGTGAACGTGTCGGCAGTGGACAGGAAACTCGAGCTTATCACGTGGCGGGACAAGATCTCCACAGATCTCGACGTGGGATTCCTTGGTAAGCCGTCCCTCGGGGTGGGCGTTAAGTACGGAGACAAACTTGCTGTCGGTCCAAAGTGCTCGGCGTATCTAGATGACGAGGTCTCCTGGTCATGTGGGGTTGGTATCTCATGGAGGCCGTTCGACCGATGAGGAGTCACCTACACTCTGACGAGCTGATCGTCACAGAGCTGCCTGAGATTGTCCTCGGACAGGGAGAACACACCTTTCGGGTGATCTTTAGCCCCAAAAAGCATAAGAATTGCCATGATTTGGAGGTAAGAGTCTTAAATCCAGGGTCCTCATTCGTTCCGACAAGGGTGGAGAGGTGGGGAACCAAGATGAAAGTGTTCATGACGTTTCCTATGGACGCTGTGGAGGGTATACATCAGGTCGTGGTGGAAGGCCCAGGGCTAGATGGGGCCGTGGCGAAGTTCTGGTATGTGAGGTGACAATGTCCATAAGAGATGAACTGCGAGTGCCGGCCTTCTGTCCGGTCTGTGAGAGGATGATGTGCGGCACGGAGACAATCCACCGCTTCTACAGCTTCGGCTGCTGTACTGACTGCTACATCGAGTGGGTGGAGGACCGTGAGGACCGGTGGAACGGTGGTTGGCGGCCGACCGCGGAGCAGGTGGAACAGTTCTGCAAGAAGCTTAAAGCCCCCCGTGACTGACGTCTTCCTTCTGAGACCCTTATTTAGGGGAGAGGAAGGAAGACCATGGCCAAGAAAGAAGAGAAGAATCGCGGGTTTGACGTCTCTGGTACCGCGTATAACCATGACAAGGACCTGGTTGCCCAACTCATCCAGGTTTTCAACGATATCAGTAACAGACCTCCCGAGGATTACCCCGGCCTGCCGAACGCGGTGGGCCGTTTCCTGTTGAAGCGTACAGGTGACCGCCTGATGGTCGAGTACCACCTCCAGGACACGTTCCTCAACGACACAAAGAAGACCCAGGGTCTTGTCCAGGAGGCCCATAAGGCGATCGCGACGCTCTGTACCCAGCTCAAGAAAGAGTTCAAGAAGCGTACGAAGGCGACGCTTGACCTGAAAGAGCTTAAGGACTCCGCAGGCTACCACCTTGAGCAGATTTCACTGAACGGTCGCTGGTACCTCCGTACCTGGCGTATGTATGACGTCTCCCCTGAGGCCACGGCCTTCGGCGACGAGGATTGATGAAAGGCGAGACTAACAAGTCTCGTATCAAGAGCGAGATCATTAAGTGTGGACGTGACCCGGTCTACTTCATAAAGAAGTACGTCCGCATTAAGCACCCTCAGCGCGGGTTGATCCCTTTCAAGATATGGGACTTTCAGGAGGAGTTGATACACTCTTACCAGGAGAACCGCTTCAACGTGGTTCTGAAGGCCAGACAGCTTGGAGCGACGGAGATCACTTCTGCGTTCTGCGCCTGGCTTCTCCTGTTCTACAAGAACAAGAACATCTTGTGTGTGGCCACCAAGGCCGAGACCGCAAAGAACATCATCAGGCGCGTCCGTACGGTGATCCAGCATCTGCCTTCGTGGCTTGTGATCACCGAAGAGCTGGCCAACAACAAGATGTCGCTCGAGTTCGACAACGGCTCAGTGATCAAGGCGATCGCCAGCTCAGCGGATGCCGGTCGATCAGAGGCTGTCTCACTGTTGGTCGTCGATGAGGCTGCCTTCATCGCCGGCTTCGACGAGATTTGGACAGGCCTGCTCCCCACGGTCACTGCTGGCGGTCGGGTGATCATGATCTCCACCCCTAACGGCGTCGGTAACGTCTACCACAAGACCTACAAGGACGCTGAGAGCGGCCAGAACGATTTCAAGGCCACGTCTCTGATGTGGTGGAGGCATCCTGAACACATCGACGGCCTCATCGACGATCCGGAGCGTCCCGGTTTCAAGACAAGTCCGTGGTTCCGCAAGGAAACACAAAACATGTCTGCCCGTGACCGCGCCCAGGAGCATGAGTGCGACTTTCTGTCGTCAGGTGACACGTTTGTGCCAGCCGAGGGACTCGCCCTGGTCGAGTCCACAGTGGTCCAGCCTGTCTTCATCGAATATTGGGACAGAAACCTACATGTCTGGTCAAGACCCAAGCTGAACCAGCCGTATTTCATCTGTGCGGACGTGGCCAGAGGTGACGGGCGCGACAACCAGGGCTTCCACTGTTTTGAGACCGACACGATGCTCCATGTCGTGGAGTACTACGGCAAGATTCCTGTCAATGAGTATGCGAAGCTACTCTGTGACACAGGATGGGCATACGGTAAGGCCCCGATCATCGTGGAGAACAACTCCTACGGCCTCGCTGTCATCGAACACATGCGTCTGTGGACACCTTCCGACAACCCCACGGCGATGCCGGGGTATCCCAACCTGTACTGTTCAAGGCGAGGTGACGCCTCGGCCGGTGAGTGTATGGACCTACGTCACGGTGTAATCCCTGACACGCTCCTCCCCGGACTGACTACGTCCGCCAAGAATCGTCCTGTCATGCTCTCCAAGATGGAAGAGTACATCAGGATGCGACAGGTCACAATGAGGTCTATGCGTTTCCTCGGTGAGCTGCGTACGTTCGTCTGGAACGATGGTCGTCCAGAGGCACTGCGCGGATACAACGACGATCTCGTCATGTCCTGTGCTATGGGTATCTACATTCGTGACTGTTATCTGGCGCCGAATGTCCATGTCGGTGAGATACATAAAGCATTACTTACAAGTGCGACGGTGAACAGGGTGCTCAACACAGACATCCGTGGTGCCTCAAAGGATCCTAGGCTGGCTCCTGCGAGGGCCATGGGCGCCTTTGTACGTCCCTCTAACCCATATAAGGTGCTCATCGGTCGGCATATTGTCGACCTAAGCGAGCTCTTCGATAAAAAGTGAGGAAACATGGCTGCTGATGAAAGCGTCTGGCGAAGGCTTACAAAGCTCTTTAGGAGCGGACCGGTCGTCCGTCACAAGATCAGTCGGGCCGAGCCCATGCGTGAGCCCGTAGGTACCGCGAGGGCGTACAAGAAGCAGATCTCCTCGTTGTACGTCAGCTCTATGGCGTCCTACGGACAGTTTGAGCGTCTGTCAAGGTACAGTGATTACACAGAGATGTGCTACACGCCAGAGATCGCTGCAGCCTTGAATGTCTATGCCGACGGCGTTTGTGCGAAGGATGAACAGGGACGTGTGCTTCGTGTCGAATCGCCCAATGACGAGATCAAAACAATCCTCGAGACCCTGTTCTTCGATATTTTGGACATCGAGTTCAACCTTTGGTCATGGGTCCGTAACCTCTGCAAGTACGGTGATCTCTGTCTGTTCGTTGACGCCAACGAGGACAACGGAATCCTGAATCTCCTCCCGATCCCGATCAACGAGATCGAGCGTGAGGAGGGTTTCGATAAGGACGACCCATTCGCCATCCGATACCGCTGGTTGACACAGGGAAACTCGGTCCTTGAGAACTGGCAGATCGCACACTTCAGACTCCTCGGTGACGACGGCTTCCTGCCGTACGGCTACTCAGTCATCGAGCCCGCACGACGCATCTGGCGTCAGCTGATCCTCATCGAGGATGCGATGCTTGTCTACCGCATCGTCAGGTCGCCTGAGCGCCGCATGTTCAAGGTTCCCGTGGGCAACGTCGCACCTGAGGAGGTGCCGCGGTTCATGGAAGAGTTCATATCGAACATGAAGCGGAACACCATCATCGACTCGACCACTGGTCGGGTTGACCTCCGTTACAATGCACTCTCGGTGGATGAGGACTACTTCCTCCCCTTCCGTGGTGATGTTGGTCCGACGATTGAGACGTTGCCAGGCGGACAGTTCACAGGTGACATCGACGACGTGCAGTACATCCAGAACAAGCTGTTCGCAGCTCTCGGCGTCCCTAAGGCGTACCTGAGCTACGACGGTGACGTTGGTTCCAAAGCCACCCTGGCCCAGGAGGACGTCCGTTTCGCTAAGACCATCGAGCGAATCGATCAGATCGTGGTGGCTGAACTGAACAAACTCGCTGTCATCCACCTCTTCCTGGTTGGATACACCGGGGCCGACCTGGCCAACTTCCAGATCAAATTGGCCGCCCCGTCCACCATCGCCGAGCAGCAGAAGCTTGAGCTCTGGCGCATGAGGTTCGAGGTTGCTGGTATGGCCCAAGATGGTATGCTCGACAAGGACACCATCCGTGAGAAGATCTTCGGCATGAACCAGAAGGAGATCGACCAGATCAAGAGCAGGATCAGACTCGATAAGCTGGAGTCTATGAGCCTGGATGCGATGCAGCTTCCCACAGAGGACGGAAGCGGTGGCGAGGGCGGAGGACCGGCCGATCCCGCTGATGGTGACGTGCCGGGTGATCCGCTCGAGGATGTCCCTGGAGACGACGAGCTGCCCGCCACCCTGGGTGGACAGACCGAGGAAGGACCTGATGGCGACGAGCCCACCCTGATGGACGCCTTCAATATCGGAAGTGCCGGTAATCGGGCCGAGATCGCTGTGGACAAAGGCAGGAACCTGTTCGCGACCGGTGAGGACCAGCATGCGGTGGCCTTCGGGACCGAGAAACAGACGGCCTCGGATCCCTTTGATACCAGGGCCATGAGCCGACTTATCTCGAGACCATTCTCAGAGGACACTGACAACGAGGACGATCCGGAGTATGACGTCTGGGACGACAATCCAGATCTCTCTGAGGCCGTCGTCGGGGGTTGGTTCAAGAGACAGATCAAGGACGCTGGGTTACTAGATGGGATTCTTCGGAAGATGGCGCGACGCTCCTCGCTCGAGAGTTCTCGGCGTAAGGTGGTCACGCGAACCCGTGCGCTACTTAGATGAGTTTAAAGCCATGTCACGAGGAAATGCCTTGAAGCATAATAAGCGCAGGAACGTCGGTCTGGTCTACAGCATGTTGCTCAAGTGTCTTTCTGAGTCACTCGTGAACAATGACAACCATCGGGGCGAACTTGCACTTGAGACGATGAAGCGGTTCTTCGCGGACGGCATGCCGTTGGCACAAGAGCTGTCGCTTCACCGTGTCATCCAGGAGAACCGCGGTATCAATGAGAAGCTGGCCAGAAACATCATCAGCAAGGTGATCGACGAGGCCAATAACCTCGACTGGCGACTCATCGATATCAAGAAGTCCAACCTGATCAAGGAGGTAAACTACACCTTCGGTCAGGACTTCTTCGACAAGTACAGGGTGGATGAGTACAGGGCGATCGCCTCCACACACCTGCTCATCCAGCAGAGGAAGCAGAAGAACATCTTCGAATCGGCCGATCGGGCCAGGATCGAGGAGTCGATCATCCGCTACATGGCCACCAAGCCGGTCCTGAAGGTCGAGCACATCGATCCTGACAGGAACGCGATGGCCCTGAATCTGGCCGTTGAAGCGTTCAATGAGGAGTACTCGCGGTGTCTCACCAAAGACCAGAAGACCATCATCGACGCGTACGTGGTGGGGGCCGTCAAGGGCGACTACACCCGCTTTGAACGGGTGGTGGAGTCCAGGAAGGTCGAGATCTGTGAGGGCCTTAGGTCATACTTGGGCACCGATGATGTCAAGAAGGACGCCATCTTTAAGGAGCGCATCGAACTGGTCCTCAAATCGGTCTCCGAGCTGAGGGAAGGTAACAACGAACAGATCCTGGAGGAAATTATGCTCTACCAGGGAGTTCTGGACGAGATCAGGAGTGACCGGTGAGTAACAAAAAGTCAAGTCCTTGGCAGAAGTTGGCGGAGGCCGCCAGGATCAAGAACGAGTGTGGTGACATGGGTGGTATGCAGATGCCCATAGGCATGCAGCCAGACGATCACAACGATGAACGTCCGCGGCAAGTGCCCCAGATCGGTAAGCTGCCGGCCCCACGTATTCCGGACCCGGTCCAACAGACACGTCCTGATCCCCGCAAGCCGCCAGGCGGTAGCAACGATGGTCCGCAGATCTCCCTCTCCCCTGAGGACCTGCTGAGACTTCTCGTCAAGAAGAAGGTCAAGGAGATCGTGCGAAAGAACAGGGACGGTGAGGCTGGGTTCACCCTGTACGCTCCGAACCAGGGCAAGGGAAAGCCGCCAAAGCCGGTGGGTCGTTACGGTACCAAGGCACAAGCCAAGGCCGCCGAGCTGAATCAGTTTCCGCCGCGTGATCCCGAGAAGAAGGAGAAGGCGAAGAAGAACGTCGAGCGTCTGAAGAAACACAAGAGGGTCGGCGAGAGTTTTGCCTTCGAGAACCTGCGTGACCAGCTTGCCGAGGCCGCCATGGACGCCATGGACGACGATGAGGTCAAGAAGCCCAAGCAGAAGGACGCGTCGACTGACGGCGATTTCCCGAATATGGACGAGCCAGATCCTGCAGCTGTCCAGGGACCGATTGATCCAGAGGGTGACCCACCTGCAGCACCTCCAATCTCATCGGAGAAGCCCGTGTCCAGGGAGGAGGAGTCGAGGTGGGAGAACCTACTGTCCAAACTCTCTGACACTGCGGTGAAGAAGGACCCACAGCTGCGAAGGCTGGTAAAGAAGATTCAGGATGTCTCCCTCAGGTCACTTGAGAGGGCCGTCAAGAGTTTGACACGCGGTGTCAAGGGTGTGAAGGTCTCCAAGGGTAAGGTCGGAACCGACAAGCTCGATAGACCCTACACCACCGTCACGTTCCAGACGGACTCAGGGAAGGTCGGCCCAGTATACATCTACATCAAGGGTGAGCTCCTCCATGTGGTCAGCGATGGTAAAGTCAAGTCGGCCATCATGAAGCTCGAGCCCGAGCAGGCCAAGAGCGTCCGAGAGGTTCTCGCAGAGCTTCCGCACGAGTTCGACAGTAAGGAACTTCAGCGAGCTGTTGAGGCCAGGGACGAATATCTCGAGGATATGGAGGTGGCCGTGGACGACTACCTGTCGGACCTCGATGCACTTGAACTCTCTATGCTAAAGAAGCTGGTCGTGGACAAATATACAGGAGACGAATCCGAATGAGTGGAAAGCAGCTTCTCAGAGAGTACATTCAATGTGAGTACTCCAGCGCCCTCATCAAGGAGGATCGTGCTCTCAATGGCGGAAAGCTGATGCTGCGGGGCATCATCCAGAAGGCCGAGACAAAGAACCAGAACAACCGAATCTACCCCCGTAGTATCCTGGTTCGTGAGGCAGATAACTATCAGAAGGCCGTGCGTGAGAACCGCGCGGTCGGAGAGCTGGACCACCCGGACACTTCGACGGTCTCGTTGGAGCGAGTCTCCCATATCATCAGGGAGATGGCTTGGACAGGTAACGACCTGTCCGGTGTCATCGAGGTCCTTGGGACCCCGAAGGGAAAGATCCTGGAGACGCTCATCGAGAGTGGTGTCACGATCGGAATCTCCTCGCGTGGCGTCGGCTCAACCAACAAGGACAACACCGGCTGTGACATCGTCCAAGATGACTTCCAACTTGTGGCGTTCGACATCGTCAGTGAACCCAGTACACCTGGTGCCTACCTCTATCTTAAGGAGGGATGGGACAGGGACGTGGTGGTCTCTAAGCAGGACCGGGTGTTCCGTCGTGTGAATGATGCGCTCGCCAGAAAGGGACACATAAAGTGAAGCGCAGTGAACTAAAGGAGACCCTCCGAGGTATCGTCGCAGAGCTGGTCTCGGAGATCATCGAGAAGAAGATCCATGAGGTCGTGATGAAGCAGATCGGCGAGGTCTACATCCGCTCGCTCGTGGAGAACACTGTCAACCCGAACTCCTCGATACCCACCAGACGTCAGCAGGTCGTGGAGGAGGTCGAACACGAGGAACCGGACTCACTACCTTTGAAACGGACCAGGTCATCGAACCTCCAAGCACTTATCCCACCGACTTCAGCCAACCGTAAGGCCGCCGGGGCGGCCAAGGCGCTGTTAGCCAAGGATAATCCCATGCGTGACATCTACGAGGGTACCCAACCGCTCGCCCCGGACAACGACCACAGTGGCATGACAAGCATCCCCCTCGAGAACCTCGGGGTGGACCTCAACCATATGAGAAAATTGAACAAGCGGCTGATGGGTGGCTGATGGGTTTTCCCACAGCACCTGGAGGACGACCCGGAGGCCAGTACAGCCAGGTAGCCAGGGCCTCGGGCGCGGAGGACTTTCCGTATGACAGGCAGACCAAGTACGGAAAGAACGGCACCGGTGACGCCACACAGAGTGGTGGCCTAGAGATCATCCCTATGGACACCAAGCACACCCACTGGGATGAGGCTGAGGCCCTTGTGAAGGATCCACGTGGTGAAGACGACCATGGTGTGTGGGACCGGGTGGCGGAGGCCATTGGGGTTCCATACAATACTGCGATGTCCAGCAAGGGCGGTAACCACAACGGCTATATCCCTGGGTGGGAGCGTCCACGGATCGCAGGCGACGACGAAGCAACCGACTACGATAAACTGGATCTATATGGAGAAGCGTGGCAGGCGCTCGTTGACTTCCTGGCCAGGCCGGGCGACGACATCGAACTGTCGAACTGCGCGAAAGAGGACGAGGTTGTGGCCTCGAAGACGTGGCGTGGCCTGAACCCACCGGAGGACAAATGAAGAAGATCAGTGTCAGACAGCTGCGGACTATCGTTTACGAGGCCGTGGCACAGGCCAAAAGTGCCAAGACCCGTTCTAAGAAGGAGTTCAAGGGTGCACCCGCGAAGAACAAGTTGGGTACGGGAAACGAGGCCAAGCCGGCCTTGGACTTCTCTCCCCCACAGGGTCCCATGAACAGGCTGGGTCGTCAGGGACAGACGTCCTCGAGCCCGGTGTTGACCTCGGAGGAACGGCTCAGATATGTGATCCGCGGAGTTATCCGCGAAGCACTGAGGAACGGTCGTAAATGAATTCAAGTGACGACATCAATTTCGGCCGCGGGTTGACGGTCCAAGCCAGACGCGATGAGTCCGGAGAGGACCTCATCAAGCGATTCACGAAGATGGTTAGGACCGATGGTGTGCTTAAGGAGTACGTCGCATCCACCCGGTTCGTGAAACAGCGTAGAAAAACGTGTGCAAAGTGACAAAAAACTTTCACGCCCTACTTAGACACATCTGCGGAGCTATATGAAGGAAGAGAGAGCATGAGCGATCTTGTTGACAAGGCCGTAAGGGACGCGAGAGCACTCGCACAGCTCGCTCAGGATAGCGTGAAGAACGAGATCTATGAGCAACTGGAACCCGGAGTTAGGAAGCTTGTCGATCGGGTGTTGAAGGAATCGCTCGGCACCAAGATCGGCGGCAACGGTATCATATCTGAAGGAGACAACAAGATGGCGAAAGATGAACTGGACCTTGAGTCCATCTCGGGTATGTTCCCGGGTATCAGTGAGACCGAGGAGACGGACGGCGACGAGCTGGACGAAGCGGTCGACGAAGATGAGGACGAGCTTGACGAGGCGGAGATTCCGTCACTCGACGAGATGGAGTCGCTCGAGGGTGACCTCGACGAGGAAATCGAGATCGATGAGGCCGAGCTCAAGAAGGTCTATGACGAGGCCCTTGCCCTCGAGGTCAAGATGACCTCGGGCCTGAAGGACCTGGACCTCTCCGGTAAGGAAGAGGTCGATCAGTCCAATGCTCTTCACGATGTGAAGGGCGGCGAGCAGTACTTCGGCGACATCGAGCCGCCTGCCAAGAAAGATTGGACCGTCAAGGAGGTGAGGAGTCTGGTAAGGCAGGGCCTCGCTGAAAACAAGCGCCTGGCGCTGGAGAACAGGAAGCTGAAGGAAGCCCACACCAAGTTGGTGCGCGAGCTGTCCAAGCTGAACCTCTTCAACACCAAGATGCTGCATGTCAACAAGTTCTTCGCGGAGCACAAGCTCTCGAAGGGCCAGCAGAAAGTTGTGATCGAGTCGATCGACCGCGCCGGGTCTTCCGGTGAGGTTCAGAAGACGTACAAGACCCTGGAGGCTACCTTCCGTGCCGCAGGTGTCGTGAGTGAGTCGAGGAAGCCGAAGGCTAACTCGCAGCGTGTCCGCAGGCCGGGAGCCAACCAGACAGTCATCCGTGAGTCGGCTGACAATAGCGCGAATCCTAACAAGGAGCAATATTCGCGTTGGGGTACCCTTGCTGGGCTTCTGAAGTGAAACCCTGACGGAAGTATTGCAAGGATAAGGAGTCTGGAAAATGGCGAAGATTTTGAATGAAGACCTGACCTCTGGTCTCTATGAGCGTAACATGCTCAAGGAGTCCAAGAGGATCACTGAGAAGTGGGCCCGCACCGGCCTCCTGGACGGACTGAACGAGGCTCGCGCCGCGATTCTGGCCCGCCTCATGGAGAACCAGGCGGCCTGGATCCTGAAGGAAGCAAGTGTCCAGGCGGACATCATCGGCTTCCAGAACATCGCGTTCCCCATGGTGCGTAGGGTGTTCGGTGGACTGATCGCGAACGAGCTCGTCGGCGTCCAGCCGATGTCGCTTCCGTCCGGTCTGATCTTCTATATGGACTACCGGTATGACAGCGTCAAGGCTGGTAACCAGAACGATGACTTCACCACTGGTGGATCGCTGTTTGGTGCCCGCAGCACGCTGCAGACCAACGATGCCACGGGCGGCATGTACAACATGGGAGGTACCTCGTTCTCCCAGCGTGAGCGCGTCTCACAGGCTACCTTCTCAGGTACCATCGGTACGCTCAACATGGGCGACGTTGACCACGATCCGGATCTGTCCGGATCGCTGACCTTGCTGAAGAAGCTTACCCTGACGAGTGGTTACTCGATGCTAAACGCCTCTGGCTCGTTGT